CGACCATTCCAACAACGAACTTATCCTTCGGTGCTATTAGTTCGCGAGCGCTTTTCCCATTGGATAATTTGTAAGTCGGTTTCATAACCTTAGTGTCTATGGCGTGAGGCACATACTCACATTCAATACCCGCCTTCTCCATTTGACGGACTCCGTTTGGTGCCATCGCGATTGGGGTCACATTGGATTTTTTTAGGAAGGCTTCTACTTCAGGTGGCATTGTTACATGATCTAGAGGAACCCAAGCGCCAATCTTTCTAAGCTTGTCGTATTGTTTTGACTTCATTACCCAAACATCGTAAAGACTAATGAAGACATCGTTCAGGTCAGGGAACTTAGAAATAAACATTTGATGATCGTTCGGCGCGACATCATTACTGTATAGATCTAACCCACGCGGGAAATGTTTTACTTTGCCGTAAGGTGTGTTGATCGTGTTGATGATTCCCTCTAGTCCGTAGTTGGATAGCATCGCGACATCAGCGCCATCGCGCACTAAGCGATCCACTAGAAGTTTTACTTGCTGTCCGTAGCCAGTTGGGGAATCGTAGGAATTAGACCAGACGCTAACCGCGCCCGATAATGGTTTCTCTCTTTTACTCATACTCACAGAATAGCAAAATCCCCACCGATAGCAAGTACCGATGGGGATCTGCTTACAACTAGGGTTTAGCTTGCGCCACCCTTGAAGTACTTGATGTGTCCTGCGTGAGTCAGGTTTCCATCAACGCGCATGGTCACGCGGAAGGTGGTCACATCTTGGTTGAATGCGTAGTCCGCAGACTGAGCAACCTGAATGCCGCCAGCCATACGAACCTTGTAGCTAGGTAGGTGTCCGAACAGTACGGAACCAACTACAGCAGTTCCCGCTGAAGGTAGCGCAGGGTTCTCAGCGATTGGGAAACCAGCGAATGTGTCAGGCTGACCAATGCCGACCTGATACAAGTAGTTTCCTGCGGTGTCTTTGAGCTTGCGAATCGCACCAACAGATGCAGAGTTAGCCATGTAGGAAACTCCTGGCAGTCTGCGAGCAGCGCCGTCTAGTGAGTAGGCAAGGTCAATTAGGTTGTCGGCAGTAAAGGCACCAGAAACACCAGTTCCACCTGTGACACCAGAACCAGCAACAGTTCTAACACCAGTCGGCTGAACAGTTCCAGTTCCGTTGGTTAGACCATCGTTTACTGAGTAACCAATAGCGTTACCAGCCTGTTCTGCAATCAGACCAGAGATGTCGAAACCAGCATCAGAGATTAGCTCGTTAGCTACTGGTACCAAGAATGAGTACTTGTATGCGCCAAGAGTAATCGAGCTGAAGGTTGGCTCTGAGTCAGAGATTGCTGAACCAGCACCCTTGATTGTCGCTGTTGAGTAAGCGGTCAAAGTAGGAATGGTTAGGTTCTCACCAGAGGTTGTGTTGATTACCTGTGAGGTGTCTAGCATTGGACCAACTAGACGAGCTACCTGAAATACCTCATCGTAGAAGGACTTTGGAACTGTGTTGTCAGAAGGTACTAGAGTACGCTTTGAGAAATCAAATGAGCGTAGTTCTCCCGCTGCGATCTGACGAAGAATGTCTGCGTCTGATCTTGACTCGGTGGCTGGAACGAACTCGCGACCTGCGTCAGCAGCTGCGTTCATTCTCTCCTCGTTGCGCTGAGCAACTCCGATTGCTTCTTCAGCTGAACGAATGTCAGCCTCGATCTTTTCAATCTTCGATACTTCTTCAGCTAGTAGTCCGCGCTTTTCAGCTTCGGCGAAGTCGGTGACTTCACGGATCTGGCTGACCAAGTTTGCTCGAAGTTCTTGCTGTGCCTTGATAAAGGACATTGTGATACTCCTATTGGTTAGTTGAATTTTTTTATACCGCGCTAACGCTGGCTACCTCGGCAGAGCTTACTCACTTCCGATAGTAAATACTTTACCAGATAGCTGGCTACTCGTCTTCCCAAGGATCGTATTTTTTAGCTGGGAGATCTAATCCAGTCCCAGAGTAATCAGCACTAAATCCGATTGTGCTTGACATTTCTACTTCGCGCATTTCGACTTCATCGTTTGGTTCGGGACACTTATGGCGCTTGACCCATTTGGCGTATAGTGTTGCTGCCTCATCGCCTTCGGCTAAGAAAGAAGATCCGCAAGCGCAGATCTCCTTTACTTTCATCTTGTCGGATTCACCCTCTCAACAATCACAAAGAACATCAGCCCAGCGAGCGCTACGCCAAGCGCGTATCCCAATAGCTGGTCGCGCTCTACGACCCACAATACCATCGCGGTTAGTAGTAGCCCAATAATCCAAAGTAATGCGTCTTGTACTTTTCTCATTTTCTTGTCCTTCCTCGGGGAGCGCCTAAGCGCCCACCCTTTCATACTCGTACTTTAGGTTGATTAGGAATGTTGAAAGCTGGTCATATCTTGCCCAAGCTATTTCCTCTTGGCGCTTAAGTTCTGCCAGTTCAGATTTCTTGCCCTTGAATTTGAGCGCTAGGTATCTTTCGTGGTTGATCTGATCGTATTGAGCTTCTAGGGTTTTTAGCTCGGCTTCCGCCATTCTTATTGCTACTTCAATAACCATTTCTTGTCCTTTCGTTTTATAACCTTTTGGCTATGTATAGAGCCTAGCGTGTTTTCACCGTGTTTCGCTACTTTTGACGCGGTTTCTTTTATAACGATTTGATTACGGAAATGTGCCGATTTTAGGCTAGGTAAGCTAATTCCCTTGCTGGAAGACTCAAAAGCCCTGTACGCGCCTCACAGAGCTTCTGGTGGCATGGTCTGGGTAAAGGGAAACCCCAGCTAGGTAAGAGAGTGAAACCTAGCTGGGGCAACGCGTGGTTATCGCCTTTCGGCAGCCCCTACGACACGCGTTTCTTTTGTCGCGCTTGATTGTGAGTTACTATTGGCGCTACTTTGCGCCTCTCCACTAATCAGCTTGACGATTGCTTCAGCCCACGCGTCTGCGTACTGAAAGACCACACCTGACTCTGGGTTGCCAGCGGTGTTTAGGATCGTGTCTTTGATTTCTTGCTTAGTAGCCATTACATCTCCAATAGTTTGAGTTTGAGTTTCTTCAGCTCTAGCATCGAAAGATCTCCGTTGTCTTCCGCAATAGCTTCTGAAGTCTGTTCGGCTTTCGGCGCTAGTTCGCTGATTGCGGTGCGTAGCAGTTCTGCTGCTTCAGGAGTTAGATCCTTGCCTTCTTCCAGTAGCAACATCGCGTCAGCTAGTTCATCTACATCTAGCAAAGCTCTTTCGGCTAATGCTGCGAGTCCGCGAACTGAGGTTGTGCCAGCAGTCGAGGTATACGCAGGGAAAGCCACAATCGAAACTTCGTGAAGTCGTACAGACTTTAGTGTGCGCTCTGTGCCTTCTTGGTTCCAAGTATCTCCGCCAGCAGGGACACTAAACCCGAAAGACATAGAATCTACATCTCCGCGCTTCAGTAGCACCGCAGCATCGCGTCCGCTAGTGGTGTTTGGTAGCGTTGCGGATACCCTTAGACCTTTGTCATCTTCAACAAGCTTTAGAGTTCCAGCGCGGGTAGATCCTAGAACTGCACTAGTGTCGTGGTTCCAGAGTAGCTTGATGTCATTACGAGCTTGCTTTAGACTGCGGTTGAATGCCCCGCGCTTGATGCGCTCGATAAAGGGTAGTGGCTCACTTGGGGAATCGAAGATTGCTGCGTATCCCTCGAATGTCATACCACTTTCGTCTTCGCGAATCTCAAATTCAGACACGCTAATTCTTTGTTCTACTTTTGCCATGCTTTCACTTTCTACGCTAATTTTTGCGCGATTTTCTTCTTCCAGTTTAGCCTTTACTCGGTTGGCGTAAGCTAATGCTCTTTGTGCGGATCTTTTACTTGGACCAGATCCCCAAAGCAAATGAGCAACCACGCCAGCACTTGGATAACCGTCGTTGCTTGGGTTTGCTGCTGGCGCATCTAAGTCTGATGTGTGTCGCGCGATCCAAGCTCCCATCCGCACCCACTTGTCAGCAGTCACATTTCCCGCAGCCATCGCACGAGCCTCACGAATAGTCGCGTCTACTAAGCCATCTCCGCCCAAGCCCTGTTCGTAGTAGCGCAAGCCCTGTCGTGCTGCTGCTCTCATAAAGGCTGGCGGGGTCAGGTTTACTGCGCGATCTTCTAGGTCTAGTCCCCTGCTGGAATCTAGGTCTGCGATTTTAGTTAGAGTTGAGAACTTGTGACCGACTAGGACATCAGTCCCCGCCCAGCCGTCAGCGCCTTCTCTAAAAATCTGAATTAGAGCTGCTGGGTTTTCTGCGCTCGCGCTTATCTTGAAGTCGGTATTGGGAACATCTAGTTCACCATCACGAAGTATAGATTTTATTTTGCCTCTGGCTCGCCCACCTGACGAGTTCCAAGAAACAAAATCGCCAACTGCTAGATCCTCAGGCTTGGCTCTTTCTTCTTCGTATTCTTGCCAAGCGTTGCAGTAGTATCCACCATCAACAAAATCGTCCCACTTTTCACACCAAGCTTTGTCGCCAGTTTCATTTACTCGATTTTCGTTGTAGAAGTAGCAGTTGCCACAGGCTCGACCTTCTGGTACATCATCTGCTAAAGCTGGTCGATAGTTTTCTGGTAGTTCGCGGTAGCTAGGTTTTTTGCTTTTCATTTTGTACTTCTTTCTTTCCCCAGCTGGCTC